GCGATAACCAACAACAGTAATTCCTGCAACTTTAAGAGCCTCAGCTATAGCATCTTGGGTTTGAGCAATAACAGTCTGACCATAGCCAAATGTGTATGTTCCATCAATACCATTTGCGCATTGCCCACCCTCGGTGCCATTCCATGTTCTTTGCTGAACAAGTAAACAGCCTGTAGTAGCTTCATAATCATTTGGAACAATGATTTGATCCATATATGCTTTACCTTCATCCATTTGATTAATATCATCTGGAGAACCATAAAGAGTACTCTGATCAATGTCGTCTTGAGTCAGAGTACCATCATATGTGTAAGATGTTTCTTGAGCGCTAGAGAATGCCGAGAAGCAAAAGAAGCAAACCGCTACCAAGAAGTAGATTAGTTGTTTCATTTGGTTGATGTCCCTTTACAGGTAAATCCTCTGGGCTATTGTCCCATAGTGCTTGAGCAGTAGCTCCAATTTCTCCTTTAAATGGACAAGGAGTACCAGCCATTTCCATTGCCTTAAACACAGTTGGCTCTTGGCACATTAAAGAAACAGCAGCAACTTTCATTCCCATATTGTATAGGGTTTTAGCATTTTTTAAACGTTCACAATTTAAATCACGAACATGTCCACCACCAGAAGCACCAAGTATTTGAGTTTGAACAGCTGCAGAATATGTAACAGTACATGTATCATTACCACCACCCATAATTGTAGGAGCTATTGCGCTTGGTGGAGGAGAAATTACTTCTTGTACAATATTGCTATTATTTGTGTTAACATTATTGTTATTGTTTGTATTATTTGCAGTTGAATTGACCGTAGTATTATTAGTGTTTGTATTGGTGTTATTGCTTGTTGTATTGTTAATGTTAGTGTTTGTGTTGTTTGAAGTAATATTACTATTACTATTTACGTTTTGATTAATAGTAGAATTAGTTGTTTGATTTACGTTTTGATCAATGGTTGAATTAGTAGTTTGATCGATAGTGGTATTATTAGTATTAGTATTGGTATTTGTGTTCGTATTATTTGTACCACCACTTAAAACATTATTATTTGTGTTTGTAGTTGTACTATTAATCGTAGTGTTATTGGTATTGTTGTTCGTATTAGTATTATCTGTAGTACTATTAATAGTGGTGTTATTGGTATTATTGTTTGTGTTAGTACTAGTTGTAGTAGAATCTATTGTAGTATTATTTGTGTTAGTGTTAACATTAGTATTACTACTGGTAGAGTCTATGGTAGTATTATTTGTATTGTTATTTGTATTGGTATTCGTACTATTAATAGTAGTGTTGTTCGTATTAGTATTAGTTGTCGTACTAGTACTAGTCGAATCTATCGTAGTGTTATTGGTATTAGTGTTATCTGTAGTAATATCACTAGTCGTAGTTGAAGTAGTGGTATTATCAGTTTCCACATAGCTTGTTGAATCAAAATTTCCGTCGGCGTCGTTAGCAACTTGTGCGTGGGATGAGACAGATAACATTGCAAGAAAAACAACAAACGTCGAGATGAATCTAGACATCGAGTTTCTCCGAGATTGAGTAGGTCTAAAACTATTTATATTATATTACCTATTAAGACTGTCATTTAAATGACATATATAATATATGATTAATAAAAAAGAAGAACAAGATGTAATGTGGGATACTTTCGATAAGCTAATTGTTGAAAGAGAAAGCGTATGCTTAAACGATGAAGTGGATGAGTTTATAATTGATAAGATTAAAGATACGCTTATTGATTTAAACTGGAATCAATCAAAAGCAAGTAGAAAATTGGGTTTGAAAAGAACCACACTCTTATCTAAATGTAAGAAGTATAACTTGTTACCTAAATGATACAGCTATGCCATATTTCTTTTTACTACTAATTTTTAACGCTCCTTCAAATATATAATTCGTAATTTTTAATACAAGGACGTTTAAAATGAAATTAGCAATCGCAACAGCGGTGGCAATGTTTGCCGCGACTTCAGCATCTGCAATCGAACTAGGTATTGCAGGTCTTACCGCAACTACAACTACTACAGCAGAGTACAATGTAGATGCAGAAAACATGACATTGACTATAGAGCCAGAAATTGGTTATGCATTTGCGGGTATTGATTTCACAGCAGGTTCAGAAATCTCAGTATATAACGATGATTTCGTATTAGGCGATGAAATGCCAACACTAGACTTTAAAGCTGCTCGCCAAATCTGGGACAACCTAGAGCTATATGGTGAAGTAGGTTATGACTTTGAACTAGAAGAGCGCACAGACATTACTGTAGGCGCAAGCTTTAAGTTCTAATTTTTTTAAAAAAAATGCAAAAAATGAAAAAAGGGGGTTTACAGACTCCCTTTTTTGTGTTATAAGGGTATTATAGTTTAAAAAGGAGAAACAACTATGACCTATTCATTTGACATCGCATTCGATTGTCCCGTACAGGATTTTCTTTTAATCCTTCAACAACATAATCTTACCATTCAATCATTTGAACCAATTGGACCTGGTGGTGGAAATCCCAATATTACTGTCACTGGAACTCAAATTGATATTGAAAACTTTCAAAAAAATTATCATTAGGGGTTTACAAACCCCTCTTTTTTTGGTATAATAGATAATATAGAATGGAGAAATGAAATGAGCAAGATTGGTAATTGGGTAATTGAAATGCAAGAAGCGGCAGAGGATATGAGCCTTATTGATTTTTGTAATAAGTATGGTAAAGCGCAACTTCATATATGGGAAGAGGTAAATGGATTTAGAATACCAAGTGAAGATAGAACTGTACAACACATCGATTCGGGACACGGAGATGAAATACCTTTCTGAGCCCGAAAGGATTCTCAGATTCTGGGAATGCAAAGGAATATACCATGACAAAGAATATCGAAAAGCTTTCATCAATAGCTATCAAGATAGAGCAGGTTGAGCGTAGTTTAAAAGAAATTGAAGATCTTTTAACCACTACTACATCCCCTGCCGAAGCTACTATTGCTGAATATAACATGCTAAAGGATGTACAATCATTCTATATGACTCAGTATGAGAAGGAGCTTTTAGATGTACGTACAAATCGGTAGATATCGAGATGATGATATTCCAAGAGAAGAACATGTAGTGATTCATTCGTATGATACATGGAATATGGATCATACCTTAGCCTTAATCATTCTTCCAATGTTAAAGCAATTAAAAGCCACTACGCATGGTGCACCATCTGTTGATGATAAGGATGTACCAAAGGAATTGAAATCTATATCAGCTCCGCCCAAAGAGAATGAATACGATACTGATGATAACCATTTTAAACGTTGGGACTATGTACTTGATGAAATGATATATGCATTTGATTGTAAAGCCAATAAAGATGAACCTTATATCAGAATAGAAGATATAGAAGAAGCTAAGAAAGAACAAGAACGTATATCAAATGGATTTCGTCTCTTTGGTAAGTATTATGAAGGACTATGGGATTAAAAGATTATGAAATATGTATTAGTAGATACTATTAGCACGTTTAGAATAAGGTATGCTGTAGCTGTACCAGAGTCTCTATCCGATAATGAAGCTATATCTTGGGCTAAAGATTCTGTTACATGTGAAGAAGTGGAAGAATTTTCTCAATATCATATAGGAGAATCTATTAGTGATGCTACTATATTAGATAAAGAATCTCTATTATCTCAATTCGATAAAGATAATGATTACTTTACTAACTGGCCAGAAGATAAAAAACTGCAATATGTAAAAGTTATGGTAGACTAGAGAGTATAAGCCCTTAAAAAACTTATATAAGTCTATAGTAGACAAACTGAGGAGCCTCCTTTTATAGGGGGCTTTTAAACGTTTTCCGTATAGATCTATGGTACCTCAAAAAACGTGCAAAGGGCAGCTGCTGAGGTCAGACCAAATCGGCAGACTGAAGCGCACGAAAAAGTTCTCAGAGGGGTTTACAGAATGCCCAAAGTGTGGTATAATAGTATAGTGATACTGGGGAGAGGGAGGTATACTATATAGAAAAAAAATGCTAAGTTATTGAAAACAAACGAAACGTTTTTGTTTACATTCGGTTCTTTATATGGTATACTGTATATAAGAAAAGGAGATTATATCATGTCAGTTCAGAAACTTATCGATCAAACATTCAGCTACGCAATCGAAGCAAAAGGCACAGACCTAGAGCAACTATATGTAGATGACATGAAATCATTCCAAGAGGCACAGTTCCTTATGGCAATGAAAGACTTTGATGGTGCTGCAGCGCATATCGATGAAGTGGATACTGAACCACGTGAGCAGATCCTATTGGCGATCGCAGAGGAATTTGGTAATAAGTTCCTAGTATCTATGTTTGGTTATGAGGTGGCATAAAAAAAATAAAAAAAGTGCATTTTAGGGGTTTACAATCTCTAGAGAATATGTTATACTAGTTATATCAAAAGGAGAATATATCATGTTACTACCAAATGGATCAGTTATTAAAAACGACGTAATCGATTCTTTTAACAAAGCGATCGACAACCCTGAGAACCAGAACGTTGACGGCTCTATTAACTGGAACTTTGTAGAAGCTGACTTGCATATGGATCTATCAGCGTTCTATGCTACTGATTATCTTAACGAATGCTTTGATGCTATGGCTGATGAATATGAATGGTTGATGACAGGAAAGGTTGCATAATGAAAAGCTTACTTATTGATTTCGTATCAGGTATCATGAACTTTGTACTAGTAACAGGAGTATTACTCTATATAGTAGCATAGACTCTTTTCTGGATACGTCCGTGTAGAGGACCCGGCCGGCTAAAAGCACCTTTGTTAGTTTCGATAGAATCAGAGCGGCAACGTCAATAAGTCCGTGCGAGGATATTGGAGATACTAGGGGCGTATCCAGTAAGGAGTTTATTATGAATCAGGTTATATTATGGAGAGCGATACAGAGTGCACTCGTAGGCACGTGTATTAGTATGTGTATAGTGGTACCTCTGCACTTCCTCATGTGACAGCCCGCCATTATATTGAGCGATATGAGGGCAGGTGTCTCTACGGGGGCTAAGGCTCCAGCGGTAATTCAGTGAAGAAAGGTTTAATCATGCACGAGCTCGTGACCTATATACTATTAAAAGGAATACTATATGGAGGAGTATTTCTCCTACTTGCAGGTCTAATAGACTATATACTATTATAGACAGCCCGCCTCAGAAAAACTCAGATTTGTTTTATAGTGTTTCCCTATAAAAAAATTTCTCTGGAAAAAAATGGTGAAAAACCTTTGTTGAAATTACTCGTATTCCTTACTCCCTTTATAGCATATTTCATTACTATGCTCTGGGTAGCTCTATTTGGAGATACTATAGTCTATTGGTATGAGAAGAATATGTTGGAAGAATACGTAATTAGTTGTGTACTTACTCTAGTGTTTATGTTATTATATTATAGTAGGAGAAAAGAATGAATCGTACAGTACACTATGTTGGAATGGATGAAGCTACTTATTTGCGTGCTAGACGAGTTTGGGGTGGTCCAGCTTATTATCACAAATGGAACGACGCAAGAGTAGATAGCGAAGTTGGAGAGAAAGACGTCGTTGTCTATGGAGATCCTACCTATAGAGAATGGGTATGGGATGCGTCAGCAGTAGACAGGAGTTATACAGAATAAAATGGAAATGTTTATTTACTTTATAGGTGCTATCACAGCTGTCGGTGGTATCATAGTCTATATGGTCTATAATGAAGTACAGAATATAGATCAGAATGTATGGCAGCAAAACAATAGTCTTAAACAGAAGATTTCTATCTTAGAGAGCGAGCTCGCTAGTCTAACCACAGAATTAAAAGAGCTCAAAGCAAAAGAAATCGAAGAGAAAGAAGAAGAATAATGTGGGTATTATTCGTAATGAGTATGATAGAAGGAGAGAATCGAGTTACCTTCTATAACGACTATGATAGTCTAGATAAATGTCAGATTTCGGCGAGAAGTCTAACCTTAGATTTTACTGAGGGCGAGAAGGCGATGTGTTTTTACGCCGAATATCTAATGCCAAAGACGAAGGAAACCGAGAAATAGTTACTTTATCATCTTGGTTTCCTCCAAGAATATAATAATACTTACCATCGGCGGTGGTCATAATATAAAAGCCAACATGTCCTTGCCAGCCTTGATCTCCTCGTGGAAAAACTACAACATCTCCAACTTGAGGCTCTTCGACAGAGACTCCCCAGTCTAGGAATGAACGAGCCATAAGAGGATATGGAGAGGAACCTTCAATATCATGCTCTTTCAATATAGCATTCACAAACGCAGCACACCATTCAGTAACTGATGGGTCTATACCAAGAAAAGAACGCAGCTCCTCATTATCTTCCACTTCGTGTAGACCCATCTTTTGACTAGCAGTCAAAACCGGAGAGTCAGTTGGTACAGAAACACTATTGGGAATTTGTGATAGATTTGTATTGCAACCCGCTAAAAGCAGAGCACTAATTATAACCAAGCCTCGCAACATAATCTATTTCATCCTTTTGCTGTCGAAGCATTTTTCTTGCTTCTCTTCGCTTCCATGCTTCTTCAAATCCATCTTCATGAACACAATTCTCATGGTTTCCCCAGAGACGTTTCATATAAGAATGATAAGTTGCTTCAACATCTTTATCCGACCAAGATTCATCAATCAATTTTCCTTTCACAATCCAATAAAATCGATTAGCTTCTTTGCGAATATATGGTGAACACATTTATCATCTCCTTTATTTATCACATAATTATGTATAGATTGTTAGCGATAACAAAATGCAACTTTTTTGAAAAAAAGTGAAAAAAACTGTTTACATTCACTTCAAAGTATGTTAGTATATACATATAATCAATGAGGAGAAACGATTATGACTTATACATTTGACGAAACTATCATCTCAGATCTTCATAAAGAAGCCTATGGCTTTCGTCCTCGTGAAGGATGGTGGAATATGTGGGCGGCTTTTAACGCTGATCAGAAGCAAGCTACATGGGATAGCTTAATTGCTGACTTGGATGACGCTATGGAAATGCAGCGTCTTGAAGAAGAGAACGCTCTGAATGAGTTTCGCCAGTCTCTTCGTAAAGTAATGGATCTTATGAACTGTACATGGAATCGTGCAGTGGAAGTTCTTGCTGAAGCAGAAGGTGATGACCTTTCTTATGACTTTGACTACTTTATGTGGAAGCAAGGTGTTGGCTTCGAAGATCGCCTCAAAATCAAAAAGCTATATGAGGAGGCAGCATGAGCGGAGATGGCAATATTCAACTACATGGATTGAGTCCACGACAAGCAGAGCTTTGTGATATGCTCTGGGCATGTCAAACTGTTTCTGAAGTCAAGTTTCTTTTAGATTATTGTCTTACCGAAGATGATCGAGCTATGGCAGTGACTCTTTTAGAAATTATGCATATGGAAGCAGCAGAACAAGAAGGAGATCTTGAAACCGTTAAACCAATTGTTGACGATCTTTTACAACGCATTATGGAGAGCTCTAAATAATGTTACAATATTGTGATTACATTGCTGATAAAATCAAAAACTATATGAGAGAAGATAGTTATCGTGATTCTTCTCTTGTTCGTTACGTAGATAAAGTTGAATGGGATCTACATCCCGAAGATGGATACATGGTGTCTACTAAGAAAACTATTAAGGTGCAAGACAAATCTGGCACTTGGTACAAAGTGACTGTTGAAGCTCTATGATTACTGTAGAGTTTGATTTAGATGAAACCTGTATTACTATAATGGATAATACAGGAGAACTTGAAGATGTAAGCGCTTTGCTCTATGATGACTATTGCCATATTCGTCAGTGGAATGAAAAGACAAACCGGTTCGATGTAGTTACATTCAAGCCGGAAATGTATCTTAAACTAATGAAGGCTTGGAACTTGTCAGAAGGTACATATGACATAGTTCAAGTCCAGAGGTAAAAAAAATACAATTTGTTACAAATTATTTTTCCCTTTAAAATCAATAGGTTACGTTTCTCCTCATCATAAGCCATTGATTTTAAAGGGTTTTTTATTTACACTTTTTTCAAAAAAATGCATTTTAGGGGTTTACAAACACAGAAAGTTGTGGTAGAATATACCTATATTTAATGATGGAGAAACAAATATGACTATGACAGCTCAGCAAAAAGCAGATCGTTTGGCCCTAATCAAGCAAATCGCGGAGAAGAAAAAGCGTCAAGCTGCTTTTACCGCTAAGCTAAAAGCGCAGGGTTCAGTCGTTCGTCGCTGGACTGATGAGGTAGAAGCTCCTCGTCGAGCAAAAGCTCAAAAAGCTTATGATCAAGAAATCGAAAAAATGGATGAGAACCATAACCACTGGTCAGATGCTTCTAAGTATGCTGAAAAGTATTATGGTGAAACCATGCGTGAAACAACTCGTTTTGATAACGATTGGAACTAATTATGAGTATGCATATGATTCGTGGAGTGCAAGTTCATGGCTCCAAACGAAAGCAAAAGAAAAAGCCAGGTTGGAAACAGCGCGAAGCTGAACATCGAGCTTGGTTAATTAAGATGGGCATTGATCCAGATGCAAAACCAAAGAAACAGGAGTTTGTACCTTATGAACCGAAAGAATCCAGCTTTCGCCGCGAGACAAAGAATTATCCAAGCCGCACGTCGGACTGCGTACCTGCGAATGGTGAAAGAAAAGAACAGCAAGTCTACTCAGGAGACTACATTATCGGAATCGCAACAATGCACAAATCAAACCTCGTCCCTGTCGGAAGGGGAGATGATCCGAAAAATTTTGCAACAATGAGAAGAAACTAATGTCTATACCATTTGTAAGGAGAGTTTTCAGTATGGATTTAACTCAAGAAAATATGCTACGTGAATTACGTGGTGGTGAATGTGAAGTAACCTTTACAAAAGTTAATGGTGACACTCGTGTTATGCGATGCACTTTAAATATGGATCTTATTCCAGAGAATAAACGTCCAAAGGGAGATGATACTCCAGAATTACGCGAAGGCCTTGAAACCGTATTAAAAGCTCTTCGTGTATTTGATACTGGTCTACAAGACTGGCGGTCTTTTAAAGTAGAAACTGTGAAAAATTTTGTGAAAGGATAGATTATGAAAACAGTTATGCTAGCAACTGAGGTTGGTTCTACATTTACATATAAAGAAAATTATATGGGTAAAGCAGTGTATTCAACTTTAGATAAAGGTCAATATGCAATTGACGCGAAAGTAAAGCTAACTAATCGCCAAACTGGTGAAGTTGTTAAACTTGGAGCAACAACTCCAATTAAATCAAAAGAGCTTTTTGAATATCAAATGCTAATGCCACAAGAAAGACTCGATAAAACTTTTCCAGGAATGATTGGATCTTTTTTTAATAAACGCCACTCAGAAAAAAATCAGTGGATTATTTCTTTAAAATAATGCACTTTAGGGGTTTACATTTGTTGTTACTTGTGATAGTATATAAATATATTCACTGAGGAGAAATAGCTATGGCAGCTCGTAAAAAAGTTAAAGTTCGTGCAAGACCAAAAACAGGTTTACCAGGAGCTCCGATGTCCGATGGTTTTGAAAAATTCAAATACTATGTTCATATGGAAGTTGATCGTAAAGAACTTACGGCAATTACAAAACCTTTTGTAAAAGCTAACTTTTCAAAAGAGGATGCCAAAGCTATTCTCGCAAATCCTGAGTACAATTTCTATATGTACTCACTACATGCAGCAGCAATTTATTGGACTAACCTTGAATTGACTCTGCCTTCAAATTATAAAAATGCGATTAATCGTATTAAAGAATTCTATTCTGAATTAATTGATTCAGGTAAAAAAATCCTTGAGGAAAAAGATGCTCAGGCAAATGCTACTTCTAATATTGTAGTTCTTACTCCTCAACAACGTCTCTTCAATAAAATCCAAGAAACAATTATGACTGACTTGGATGATTTGGAAGACGCTTGGATTGACGGCGAAGAGCCGGAATTTGATATGTATACAACTTTTAAGAAGCATGGACTAAGTAATGCTCATATTGCTCCAGTTCTTAAGCGTCTTGAAGGTTGGCTATTGGATTATGAAGATGCGTATCATAAGCGATGTGAACAAGCTGTTGAAGGCTATTCACATGTCAAGCGTCCAGCTCTTCGTCGTCGAATTAAGTTAATTCAGGATATGATAGCGGATTTGGATAGAGTTAAAGCATCTGCTAAAGCTACTCGTAAAACTCGTACTCCAAAGCCACGTGCTGCCGATAAACAAGTTGCTAATCTTAAGTATCTAAAAGATAGCAATGACTTTAAGGTGACATCAATCTTGCCTATTACTATTGTTGGGGCTATGAGGTTGTATGTCTTCAATGTTAAAACAAAGGAGCTTACCGAATATATTTCTAATTCATCTAAAGGATTTGAAGTAAAAGGGACTACATTGCAAAACGTTGATGAACAATCCCGTAAGATTAAATTGAGAAAACCCGAAGAGGTTCTTCCAATTGTGCAGGCAAAAACAATAAAGCAGATTGATAATACATGGCAAACTTTAACTACAAAAACAAATTCACCAAATGGGCGGCTCAACTCGGATTGTGTCTTATTGCGAGCGTTGGACCGGTAAATGCTAAAAGCTTAAAGGAAATTAATTCTGAAGATTTACGATGCTTAATTCAAAATGGATATTTTGAAGCTCGATCAGATGGCTATGCTTCTGTAATGGGAGTCACTAATGTAGTATTAAATCGTACTTATGATCCTCGGTATCCAAATAGCATTTGCGAAGTAGTTTATCAAGGTCCTACTGATTCCAAAGGAAACCCTTTAAGACATCAGTGCCAATTTAGCTGGTATTGTGATGGTAGATCGGATCGTATGGTAAATGAAGAATTGATTGACAAGGTACAAATAGTAGTTCGCGAAACTTTGGCCTTATGGTATAACAACATTGATATTACGGAAGGCGCAACTCATTATCATGCTAAATATGTTAACCCCACTTGGGCTAAAACGCTCAACTACACAACTCAAATCGGTACCCACAAATATTATAGGTGGAACTAATCAACCAATGTTAGAAGGAAAAATACTTACAAAGAAACGTTTTTCTCAAATGGTAGAAAAGAAAGTTTTCAAATTTAATATGGATTACCTTGACGCGATTTTAGAAGTATGCGAAGAACTTGAGTTTCCAGTTGAAGACGTGAATAGAGTAATTACTCCAACTCTTATGGAAAAAATTAAAGCTGAAGCTATTAAGTACAATATGATTAAAGATTCAAATACCGCGACATTACCAATATGAGAATTATGGAACCCTTTGAAGCATATCGTTTTTATCAATCTATGAAACTGCATTTTGAGTCAGATTCATATGATGCTATCAAATATAACTATAAGACTTCTGCTAAACCGCAGTCGTTTTGGAAGCGCAAAGACAAATACTTCTTTGCAAAAATAGGTAAAAAGTTTGATTCGGCATCTGACCTAGTTCAGTATTACGCCGCACATTTTGTTGCAGATAATAAATGGGTAGGAGAAATGGTGGAGAACGAAGAAGTCTATACCGAGTGGCTTAAGCGCAATCAATCAATGGGTTATATGCTAGAACAAGATTTGCATAAGGTTGCTATAGAAGGTAACTTTGATCAGATCTTAGATGCATCAAGGGGACACCCTCCCATTATCACTGCATACATTCGTGGTGATATAAATATAGAGTCAGTATGTATTATTGACCAGTTAACTGGTTTTATGAAAGATGCTGATAAACAGATTACGGAAACTATCGTTTGGCCAGAGGTCTCACGAAAGATTCGTAAGTACAAATCATTTGTAAGCTTTGACCTTGAAAAAGCAAAAAATATTGTTCTCAGGGTATTTACATAAGGACACAAATGGTTTATAATATTATGTATAAAGTGGATAATTCAGTAATATACAACGCAAATACGGAGAAAAATATATGTCTTTTGCAGATCTAAAACGCAACCGCAGTTCTATCGATGCACTTACTAAAGCAGCTGAAGCTGTAGGTGGTGGTCAACAACAAAAACAATCTTATGTAGATGATCGTTTTTGGAAGCCAACAGTTGATAAAGCTGGTAACGGTTATGCAGTAATTCGTTTCCTTCCAGCACCTCAGGGCGAGGATCTCCCTTGGGTTCGTTATTGGGATCATGGTTTCCAAGGTCCATCTGGTCTTTGGTATATCGAAAACTCTCTTACTTCAATTGGTCAAAACGATCCAGTATCTGAAATGAATTCAGTACTGTGGAATTCTGGTCGTGAAGAAGATAAGCAAATCGCACGTGATCGTAAACGTCGTTTACATTATGTGTCTAACATTCAAGTTATTTCTGATCCAGGAAATCCAGACAATGAAGGCAAAGTATTCCTTTATAAGTTTGGTAAGAAAATCTTTGATAAGATTATGGATGTTATGCAACCACAATTTGCTGATGAGGATCCAGTAAATCCGTTTGATTTCTGGGATGGTGCGAATTTCAAACTTAAGATTCAACAAGTTGCGGGTTATCGTAACTATGATAAATCTGAGTTTGCAAATGCCTCTGCTCTATCACAAGATGATGATGAGCTAGAAGGTGTTTATAATCGCTTGTATAGTTTACAGGAGTTCCTCGATCCTAAAAACTATAAAACATATGATGAACTGAAAACTAAGTTGAACCGTGTTCTTGGTCAAGAGGATATGGTAATGACTACAGCTGAATCAGTCTCACTTGATGATCCAGCACCAGCTCCATCACAACCAACGTATGAACCAGTGGAAACATCAACGGCATCTTCTAATGATGATGATACCTTAAGTTATTTCCAGAAATTGGCATCAGGCCAATAAAAAGAAAAGGGACCTTCGGGTCCCTTTTTTATTAGTATGAGAAATTTATAAAATCTCGTTTGAGGAAGTCGTCTGGGGTAACTCCCTGCTGGATGGTATAGTTAGTTGTATTCACGTTGTTTGTGTTTGACTTATTAGTATTACCACCCATAACAATAGCAGCTGCAGATGGAGATCCATATTCACCAGTTCCGGTTGCGGCTTTAGCATTCATCAAATCATTAATGGCCATTAGAACTTTACCTTGTGGTGAATCCAATGGTGCAACAATTTCTGCGCCATGCATAACCGCAAGACCGCCAGTTTCTGGTGCTTTAACAATTCCGCCACGGTTTAATTCTGCAGCTTGGATAGCTTCAATAGCTCTCATAGCTTCATTATAGCCATAAGTCCAAGAGTTATCATCTGCTCTTGCAGCTAGAGCTGCTCTTGCTTCATCAGTAGTAGCTGCTAATACTTCTTCTCTTGTAACTCCACCTTCTGACTCAAGTTCACTTGCCATGTCTGAAACAGAATCTGGTTGTAACCAAGATGGAAGCATTCCTTGTAAAGATTCTTTAATTTCAGAAATTGATGGCAAAAAGTCAAATAGACCTGTAAAGAATGAAGTTATCTTTTCAATAGTAGAATCAAATAGTTGTTGGACTACACCTTTATCATCTTCATTCGAAGACCAGCTAAACATATCAGTAAACCACTTTTTCGTCGCGGTCCATTTACCTGAAACAAAATCAGTAAGGTTAGTCCATCCTTCTGATAGACCATCACTTGCCCAGTCGAATAATCCTGTAATCCAAGTATGAACTTCATTCCATTTACCTGAAACAAATGCACTTAAACTAGTCCAACCTTCAGTAGCAAGATTTGAAGCAAATGTAAGCTTACCAATAAACCAATCTTTAGCTTCGGTAAATTTGGTAGATACAAAATCTTTTAGGTTAGTCCATCCTTCAGTCGTAAGATCTGAAGCCCAAGTTAATTTATCAGTAATCCAAGTTTTTACTGATGTCCATAAACCTGACACGAAATCTTTTAGGTTAGTCCATCCTTCAGTTGCCATATCATAAGCAAATGTAAGCTTACTAATAAACCAATCTTTAGCTTCGGTAAATTTACCAAGAGCAAAATCTTTTAGGTTAGTCCAGCCTTCTGTTGCCATATCAGAAGCAAAAGTAAATTTATCAACTATCCAAGTTTTTACATCTGCAAAAGCGTTTGGAATAAATGTTGATAGTGACCAAGATCCATCTTCACCGCTACCAGCTTCTGATCCCCAAGTGAATAGACCTACAATCCAATCCTTTGCAAGTTTGAAAGCATCTTTAACTACTGTGGAAAGTTTGAATGGTTCTTCTGGATTTCCCCAATTGAATAGCCCTTGAATCCAAGCAATTGCTTTATCAATTGGAGAATAGATTATATCAATTAATCCACCTTCACCAACTAAGCCATTCCATGCTTTTTGTAATGCCGCGACAGGATCTGTGAATAAACCTTTGACCCACGTAATAGTTTTATCAATTGGATCATAGAGCGTATCATATAAAGAGAATGGTCTGCTGGGATCTCCTAGTTTAAACAAACCCATTACCCAATTGATTGCTTTATCAATTGGAGCAGTAATTACTCCTAGGATTCCATCAGGACCAATAAGAGCCATTGACAATTTATCTAATGCTGCAACTGGATCTGTAAATAATTCTCCAACCCATTTAACTGCGCCTTTTACCATATTAAATACACTGGTAATTAAATTATTAATTAGATTAGAGAATGAAAACGCTTCTAATGTAGCCTTAGCGTCTTCAAATCCAAACTTACCAAGAATCCAAGCAACTCCATCTTTTAATAAGTCTAATGGCCAAGCAACTAAGGTATTAAATAATCCTTTGACACCTCCTTCAATACCACCAATGATTCCTCCTTTTTTGAAACCATCAATGAATCCTTGAATGGTGCCGATTGCTCCGGTGATTATCGTAAATGGTAAGAAAAGTCTTCCAAATATTTTAGCCAAACCACCGAAACGCCCGCCAAGACGCGCTATGAATCCACCAACTTTAGTAACACCTTTGATAATCCCTTGTACACCCTTTACCATTAAAGATACAAGACGAATAATACGTCCACCAAATAGTACAGCAACAGTACCAATAATTGCAGCTACTGCTCCAATATTATCTCCAAGTAGAGCTAGTCCTTCACTAAAGTCTCCATCTAAGAACATTTTAATAGAATCAACAATAGCAAATACACCATCAATAGCAGCTCGAACTCCAGCAAATAGAGTTTCTGGATCTGTAAACAATAATGCCAAACCACCTAATGTAGCAAATAAACCTGCTGATGGCTTTAAGTTATCAAGCATCTTATCATAAGAATCGGCTAATCCATCAATACCGGAAACCATTTTACTTAGTAGTTCATTCGCTTCTTCTTGACGTTTGGCAGATTCTCTATTTTCTTCTTCGGTACCAGCTAAACCTTCTAATGCTTCCAATTGCTCGCGAGCTAATTCTAACTGCTCGTCATTTTCAGCCGTTTGTAATGCTGTTTGAATAGAATTAAACTGTTCTCGCAAAGCGGCAGAATTTTCGGTATTACTCTTTTCCATAGCTTTGATAGTTGTATCAAGCTTTCCAAGAGATTCCATATTTTTTAGAGCTTTATTTTGCTCAGTAATGGTAGCCGTTAACTCGTCTAAGCTTGGGCCAATTTGATCTTCTGCCATTATGGTTTATCCACGTTTCTGGTTTTTAATTCGTTCGTTTTCTTCTTTAATATACTCACTCAATAATAAAACATAAATCTCTCTTTCCCACGGCATCATCTCATCGAGCTCCGTTAGAGAATATTTATGGTGTTGCATTAACGCAAAGTTGGTCTTATAATAGTTCTCTAACGACTCATGGGAAAGAGCTATTAGAAAAAATTTGTCAGACCCTCCAATGTCTGTTTATTCTCTACTCCACAACTCTTACACTTATAATTTATTTCATGTCTCAATCGAGGCATGTCTTCAAAGTATTCAGAAATCTTTTTGAACTGCTGAGAAGTTAATGAATCTAAGAATCCAATTAAACTTTCAGAAGTTTCATCTTCTGCACTATAAACATTTTCAGCATCGTAAATAGACTCAATTGCACTTGCAACAGCTGCCATACTTACTTCAGCGTCATTCCCTTTGCCTTTACCCAACTGTCTCTGAATACCTTTCACAGTAGGGTAACGTAGTACTACACCAACACTATCTGTTAATGCTACTTTAGCTTCTTTCTTTACTTCCCCTTGAACTTGTACCTCATCAAGGTTAATTTCAAATTCGTTTTTAGTATCACAATCAGTGCATTTAACACCGATCTTAGATGTTTCACCAACTGATTTAGCTCTAATTTTTAGAAAAACATATTCTAAATCAAACATTGCTAGTTTATCTACTTGTACTTTTCCATCTGTACAACCAGCAATTACATCACGTAGAGCTCGAATCATTTGATTCTGATCTTTTGATTCCATAGCTAGCATAAGGATCTTTTCTTCCTTAACTAAATATGGTCTGTATTCAACTGTTTCACCTGTGCTTGGAACCGTTAGTTCATATTTTGGCGAGTCAATTCTAGGTAAAGCCATTATAATCTCCTATAATATAGCAATAATGTTATCCAAAGAGTCCTTTTAATCCGGACGAAATTCTATTAGTAATACCAGATATTCCACTGTTAATAGCTCCAGTTACTTGAGCAATTGGAGTATTAATCACGTTTCCAATTGCACTTGAAATACCTGTGCTAATGTTATTTATTACACCGGTAATACCACCAGTGATTGTACCTACAACTTGATTAAATCCGCCAAAGATCTGGTTTGAAACAGAATTAATAGCATTTGTAATTGGACGAGTAACTGAAGTAATAGTCTCACGAATACCACCAGTGATAGAATTCTTAATCTGATCAAGTGCTCCATCTAATGTTCCACGTAGAGCATCTTTCAAATCACTTAGACTTGTAAACTGAATTTGATTCGGTATATCACCAAATGGATTAAATGGAATCGAAGATAATCCTGGAGATGGAATAGACAATGCAGTGTTGAAATCAAATACAGAAGTTACGAATCCAAAGTCTTTTGTTTTAGTTGTAAAATTATCATATGTTAAAGTCACTGTCATTTTCATTAATTCGTTTTCTGCAGCATTAGATAATTCAATTGCAGAAATATTAATTGGAAATGCATTTTCTAAGTTTGTCTCATACACTTGGTTTGCATTCATGTCTAATACCGATATTGTAACATCATGTGCATATGTAGACTTATATTGAACTTTACCGGTTCTATCGTCTACAACTGCACGCATCCATTGGTCCCAAAGATTCTTAATATAGAAATCATTTGTAACAATAAATGTAAGAGTTACATCGTCATTAATAAAGCTATATGGACGCTTTGTAGCTTGACGAGTGGTACCATGTTCAAATGTAGAAATTGAACGACCAGGAAGTTGAACAGATTCGCATAGTGCATTAACAAAAGCATTGTCAGGTGTAATTGTAGATGGACCTGAAAAGGTAACAGCAAAATAGTTAGTACGAGCTGGCCCGCCGTGGGCTCCCATTTGTGCTGCAACTGTAGCTGTTGGATTCTCAAATGCCATGTGTTATCCTCTCATCGCTGCTCTGGAATCTTTCCAAACAGCGGACTTTGTAGCTTTTCTAAATTGCTCAGTTGGTAAGAATAAAGCCATTTCCCAAGCAGCAGAGTCTAGCATTGCAACTCTTCCTTCTATTTGAGAATAAAGGTAGTGCTTATAACATGGCTTAAAAAATTTTAATTTCTGAGCTGATTTTAATAAATCATAACTAAGCTTGAATCGCGTAGATTCATCATATTTTTTATTATTGGTAATATCAATCAAACCATCGAACAATCTAGCTCTTAGTGGTAAAGGTAGATAATGGAGATTCAATCCATGAAATCCACCTCTTACTGGCTGAACCATAATTGTTAAAGGAAACAAATCGTAATAAGGTAATGTAGCTTCGTGCTTTGGATTATAAAAGTACATATACATTGAGCCAACCCGAGCTCTATTCCGCGGTTCAACAAATGGATCCTTTAATAATTTTCTTCTGTTTACATCACGCAAATTACGAGTATTATCACGAAACCATTCTCGTGACGCATCGGTGCGTGGTGTAATACCAGCACGAAAAGCTTTAGCAGCTAGATCTGTGAAAAATGATTCGGCCATAGTTCCTACTAAATAGCAAATATATAATACTATTTATACTAGCCAGTGAGAAGTTTCATCCCTAGAGATTTTAGAGTATCTTCAGTCCATATTTCAAAATGATAGCCTCTATCTTTAGCATACTTTTGAGCAGCTTTCCATTTAGCTTCATTTTTAACATATGTCATAACTTCACTAATATATTTTTTGGTTTGCCTTGAAGGTTTCTTTGGAGGTTGAGTTTGAGATTTTGGTTTTATTTCAACCAAAACAATTCTGCCGCCTTTGAATTTTATTTTAAGATCTATAAAGTATCTATGAGCACGTTTATCTGTTGGACACACATATGGCACTACTGTTTCTTCTGATGACCATGCCACAACATCATCTCGCTCTTCACACCATCGAAAAGCTTGTCTTTCCCAAAGCGAACGATATGTTACACTCTTTGGATCACCCATATATTTTTCGGGCTTCTTAATTCTGTATTTGCCCTTATAAGTCTTCGCCATTTGCCTTATAAATAATCATAACTACTCTTAACATTATTTATATGGAGTTCAAATGGCCGGGTTTAAAGCGCCTCTCGTATATCCAAGTAACTTATATACTTCAGACTCAAACTATGTTGTCTTTACAGCGAGAGATAAAGATGGAGTCGGATTAGCTTCAATAGCATTATATTGCCCACCAAACTTATCTTGGGCAGATGGTGCTGGCTATTCTACTTTTGATATGGGACCAATTGGTGCTACAATTGCTCAAGGTCTTGATAGTGGTGATACACAAGGTGCGTTACAACAAGCTGTGACGGCCGCTGAAAGTTCTCCAGAATTAAAAACAATTATTGCCGCAAAAGCTTTATCAAACGCTTCGGTTATTCCAGGAGCAGATAAAGCGGCGGAAACATATCAACAGCAAAATTCTATTGTGATGAATCCAAACACTGTAACAGCTTTTCAGAATATGAATATTCGTTCTTTTGTATTCAACTTTAAAATGGTTGCAGAATCGCAAGAAGAATCTCAAGATATTAAAAGAGTTCAAAACTATTTTAGAGAATTTATGTATGCAGACACTGACAATTCAGTAGGTTATGTTTTGAAATATCCAGCAAAATGGTCTATCTCATTTATGCGTGGTGGTACCTCAGATGAAAACTTTTTCTTGCCAAAAATCTATGAGTCTTATTTGACAAGTTTTCAAACTACATTTAATTCATCTTCTCATCTTACTTTTGCTGATGGCGCGCCTACTGAAGTAGATATTTCAGTCACATTCCAAGAAACAAGAGTTCTTACTCAAAATGATATTAGAGGATTATTATAATGCCTCATTTTTTCAAAAACTTTCCTATTACAGGTTATCAGTTTAAAGATAATAATACCAATCAAATTGTTGTTGATATTTTTAGACATGTAAAAGCCGGTGTTACTGTAGATGATGCAGCAGCCTATGCTTATTATGATATTCAAGATGGAGAAAGACCAGATAATGTTTCATATAATCTTTATGAAACAACTCAATATTACTGGACATTCTTTCTTTTAAATGAGCATTTAAGAGATGGCCTTCATAATTGGCCAAAAGAATATAACGAATTGCAAACATATATAAAAGAAAAATATCCAAATAAAGTAATCACATCTTACATGAGTACACAGTATGCTTTAACTTCTAGAAATGGTGGAATTGGGCATTATGTTTATCCAAAATTTTATGTAGGAGAAACTCTTACTGGAAACGTAACTGGACATACAGCTACAGTAAAAGAGATTAAGTCCACTTTAAACCAAGTCGTAATTGAAAATGCTACAGGCGACTTTGCTCAAGATACTGAAATTGTTGGTTCTATTGATGGACATCGTTTATTTAGAAATTCTTCATATGATTTTTCAGTTGAAGAAGAATATAACGCAGCTCATCATTATGAAGATGCAAATGATGCCGAAGTTCCAAGAACATTATTTTCTAAAGGTGAAACGGATTTAACTGAAATTACAAATCGTGAATATGAAGAAGCATTGAATGAAGCAAATGCTAAAATTAAAGTTTTGAAAAAACCATTAGTGCAAGATTTTGCAAGAGCGTATAAGAAGCTGATTAATAGATGAAACAGTCTGGATTACACATTACTACTTCTGAGGCCGCTGGTGATCCATCTGCTTTTCGTATGCAGATTACCATCGAAAATCAAGAAGCAGATACAAAAGACATTACTCAATTAGTTGATTCTTTCAGAGTTATCGAATCAGTATATCAACAGGCATTGATTGCTGAAATGACTGTTGCAGATGGTGTTAACTTTTTAGAAGATTTTCATATTACTGGTAACGAAAAAGTACAATGTGTTTTAATTAAAAAATTAAATGGCATTGAACAACCAGCTGAGATTACTACATCTTGGTACGTAATGGATATGCCGTTATTTGCTCGTCCAAAGCCAGATGCTCAAGTTTACACAATTAGACTAGTATCTCCATTTGGATTAATATCTAAAATGAGAAGAGTTGAGCATGTTCATAAAGGGACTGCTGTTGAAATTTTACAAACTCTTTATAGAGAATGTGGAGTTGATTATAAAGACATTGTAGGTCAATTGATTGAAGTTCAAGATTATCGTGGTGATGGTAACAATATTCATCTATTAACCAATGATAAAGAATCCACACCACCTTTTACATATATTCCACCAAAGCCAACTTATTCAGATGCAATTCAACAAATTTTATCAAAAACAGCTGGTCCAAATGGAGCTCCTTATTTTGCATATGAAACCTTTATTGGCGGTCAGCATATTCTGAATTCATACAATAAGATGATTGAAGCTCCAGCAATGGATCGCTACTATCATGCATCTTTTAGTATGGCAGAAGCTTTAACTGACCAAGCATTCGAAGAAAAGAGACGTAGAATATTAGAAATTTCATCTAACCTTGGATTCTCTCCATATAAAGGTTTTAGAGATGGAGCTTATACAACAAGAACTCACACAATTGATTGGCAAACAAAATCTTATGTTTTAAGAGATTTTAACTCTTTTAGAGATTCTCTTCCAATGTTGGATAAAGATCTTGTGATGCATCCAAACTTTTCTGTTTCGGGAATTGATTATACAAATACGGCCGATACACATGCTTTATATTATTCATTAAACTCTCAAGCTTTTGCTGATAGAGCCGAAGTTGGTATTCACGAGCATATGCCATTTATTGGAGCACAAAGAAGAGCTATCTTAGCTAACCTTGGCCAAATTGAGCATTTAGTTAAATTACATGGAGATCCTTCTTTAACTTCTGGTAGAACTATTGAAATTGAAATTCCAAAGTCAGGCGCTGCAGATACTGAAAAAGAGCGCGAACCAGATCTTCTATTATCTGGTCGATATCTTATTATTAGCGCAACTCACACTTTTGATAATAATGGATATACAACTCAAATAAAACTTGCAAGAGACGGTATTGATAGAGGTGGATTAGCTGCAAGACCAGTTCAAGGTCAGCCAGATCCAACGTATGGTAATCCATCAACTGGAGCTCCATTATCAGAACCACTAAATGTTTCAGGAATTAAGCAGGGTGGTCCAGATGATGGTCTACGCGGAGAACCAGCTCCAAAAGAAACAGTGGTTGTTGGATATGAAGTTGGTGAAGTTGATCCAGCACTAGCAGCCGCGGCTGCAGCAGCAGATCAAATTGCTGGTGATACTGATGTGCGTACAGCAGAAAATGCTGGTGATGAGTTATCAGCATTTGGAGGAGCTGGAGCTGCTGTAGGTAATGCATTCACAGAAGAAGATCTAGAAGATGAACTTAAGAAAACGAGTGATGAACGCTCTTCAGAAGATGGAACAGGGCCTCAATAATGAATAATGTAGCAGGATTTAGATCAACTGAATTTGTATGGTTTACGGGAGTTGTGGAAGATAGACATGATCCTGTTCTTTTGAACCGCGTAAAAGTAAGAGTCTTTGGATACCATACTGAAAATAAAGATAAGCTTCCAACAGCAGATCTTCCTTGGGCTGCTGTTTTAATGCCAACTACTTCTTCAGGTACTTCTGGTGTGGGTGATGGTACTCATGGCTTGGTTGAAGGTTCATGGGTTATGGGATTCTTTAGAGATGGACCTGATGCTCAAGATCCAGTTGTTATGGGAACTATTATGGGCATTAATGATAGTGGGGCAGAACCTACTATGGGATTTAATGATCCGTATGGTGTTTTCCCTAGAGAAGCAGGAACCGATGTAGGAACAAGAGCAGTAGGACTGGATTATGAGAGAAAAGTTCCAGTTGGAGTATATGAGCCTGAAGATGCTTATGCTGCAGAATATCCATATAATAAAGTAAGACTTACTGAATCAGGTCATCTTATCGAATTTGATGATACTCCTGGAGCGGAAAGAATTAATATTCAACACCGCGCCGGAGCTTTTATAGAATTACGCCCAGATAACAAAATGCGCACTCGTTCAAAAGAACGATATGACGCAATGACCCAATGGATTGTTACAATAACAGGAGATGCATCAGTTAATGTTGGTGGTAATATGTCCACCACAGTTCAAGGAAATGCTAACCTAGCCGTAAAGGGAAATTCTAATATTGATGTTAAAGGTAATTCAATTAATCGTATTAATGGATCTTCTGTAACATATACAACTGGAAATACTCAACTTCAAACTCAAGGCGACATTAATGTAAAAACATTGGGTGACGTGAGAGTTGATGCTTCTGGGTCATTAACAGTTAGATCAGATGGAGATCAATTTTATATTGCTCCTAATATTACTTTTTCAGCTCAAGATACAATTACTGCAGTAGCAGACCATATTTTCTTAACAGCTCATACTTCTTTTGGTGCTAATGGTCCAAAGTATTCCATTAATGCTACAGAAGAAATTTACATGGATGCTCCTAATCTAAAAGGTGAAATTGATAATTTAGATATGAGCATCTCAGAATTAGCAATCAAAACAGATAATATTTCAATGAGTGCTACTTCCACGATTGACCTAGAAGCAGATTCAGAAATAAATCTTTTGACAACTACATTTAATGCTGATGCTTCTTCTGAAGCAAATATTACATCTGCAACCACAAATATAGATGGAGATTCTGAAGTAAATATTTCTGGTGCAACAACTAATGTTGGATCTTCTGGAACTACAAATATTAAATCTTCTACTTTGAATTTGAACCCAGGTGGAACTATGAGTCCATTTAGTCCTTCTTCTCCTGGCGCAGAAGCTCCTATATTACATACACCAGACGAACTTCTAGAAAGAGTAGATTTACCAGGTGTTGGATTTACAGATGACGAAGCAACACCATTCTTAATTGAGATTGAAGAAGCTGATACTGATATTCAATTTCCAACTCCAAAATATTCTGTAATTAAGCCTGATGGTACTTCTTCTGTGTCTCAACAAATTGATGCTCTTAGACTTACTGGTAGATCAGGAGAAAGTAATTCTAGAATTTCTGGATGGAGTGGTACAAGTCTTTCAGCTACAGATACTCAAATTCCAGAAACAGATTCAGGAACTATATCTTCAACTGGTAAAATTATTAATGATACACCAAGAGTTAAATATGTTAATCAATATGCAACTCGTAATAAAGAAATTCAACCAGCACTTGAAAGCATTATTATTTCTGCAGCTAACTCCACTGGCTTGGATGTTGAAATTTTCTCTGGTGGTATGACACCTCAAAGAAGAACTGGCTCCGATCGTCACTTAAATGGATATGCTGCTGATGTATGGCTTTATAAAGATGGTAAGCGTTTGACTGTAAATTCACCAGATCTTCATGCTTGGGTCCAAGCTGCTAAAAATGCTGGAGCTACCGCAATTGGAGCGGGTATTGGTTATATGGGTAATGTTGGCGTTCACCTCGACATATCTGCTGGAAATACAGTACCGGCCAATTCAGCCACATATTGGGGAGCTTCTGGTAGATCAGCCAATGCTCCTTCATGGTTAGTTAAAATTATGACATCATAGGAGAAAATTATGCCTAATCCAGTTGTTCAAGGATCTGCATCTACTGGAGATCCATGCGGTGCTCCTCCAAGACCGCCTTCAGCTTTTAGTGGAGATGTTTTTATAGAAGGTAAGGCAGTAGTGAGACAAGGTGATGCATATGCTGCTCATGCTTGTCCAGGTGCGCCTCCTCATGGAGCTACAGCTGCAGCAGGTTCACCAAATGTAAATGTAAATGGTAAACCCATACATCGAGTTGGAGATGCTATTTCATGCGGAAGTTCTGGCGCAAATGGTGCTGGAAGTGTAAACGTCAATTAAACAGATATAAATAATAGCATGAGTACACAAATTTTATCAGATAAAAACGTAGAGGTTGCATCTGCAAAAGTAGTTGCACGCGCTAAGCCATACACAGATTTAGACTTAAAGTTTAAGCCACATCCAAATTTTGGAGATGTTGTTCCAACTAAGGACCTTGTGGCAATTAAAAATTCTGTAAAAAATATTGTACTTACGGGCTATGGCGAAAGACCATTCCAACCTACTTTTGGAAGTCGTGTCACTCAATTTATGTTTGAGAATCCTGATCCAATTACTATATCATTAATTAAAGACGAAATTATAAATGCAATTAAAAGATTTGAGCCAAGGGTTGCTGTACAACGCGTTGATGTAGAAGATAGATCTGATAATAATGCTATATTTGTTTCTATTTCAGTATTAGTATTATCAAGACAAGAAATCGTTGACGTTGAATTATTTTTAGAGAGAACAAGATAAATGGCTACAAAAATTAAAAATGTCACGGAGCTGGATTTTGATCAGATTAAAACAAATCTGAAAGCTTATCTAAGTTCTCAAGAAAAGTTTAATGACTACGACTTTGATGGTGCAGGCCTCAATGTTCTTTTAGATGTTTTGTCATATAATACTCAATATAACGCTTTACTATCTCATATGGTAGCAAATGAAGCGTATTTAGATACTGCACAAATTCGTTCTAACGTTGTATCAAGAGCAAAAGACCTTGGATATATTCCGCAATCAAATGTTGCTGCAACAGCTCTTTTAAAAGTAACTGTAACTGGTGATGCAGATTCTGCAGCCACATTACAAATCACCAAAGGTACTACATTCTCTGGTCAAATTGGTTCAGAGCAAAAAGACTTTGTTACTAATAAATCTTATATTGCAACAAAAAATAGTTCAAATCAATATGTGTTTGATAATGTAACAATCCATGAGGGAAGATTAAATACCTTATCTTATCGCGTAGATAATCGTATTGAAAGACAAAAATTTAAAATTGATGATTCAAAGATTGATACTTCTACAATGCTAGTTCGTTCACGCGAATCTTTGACTTCATCTGATTATAGAACTTTTACTAAGTACACAAACCT